TGATCGCTGAGTCAGCGATCTGATCCGTTCCAACAGCTCCATCCTGGATAGTACGTGTCGAGACAGAGCTGTTTGCCATCTTTGCCTCGCCAATGCTGTAGTTAATAATCTGATCGGATCCGACAGAATTATCAGCCAGCTTCTCCTGTGTAATGGAGTCGTCCGGAACTAGAATCGAAGCACCCGCACCGCTTGCAAGTTTATCTGCCGTAATAGAACCATCTGCGATCTTGTCTGTGGTTACGGCCCCGTCCTGAATGTTATTAGTACCTACAGCTTCTTCCCCTGCATCGGATTTCAGTTTTGCGGATGTAATAGAATTGTCCGGCACACCACCCTGGGTGATACCGATCAGATCGGCCTCTATCTGATACAGAGCATCTCGTACATTCGAAATGCTTCCGGTCGAGGTCGAAGGTGAATAACTGATATTCTTTGCATCTAGCTCATTCCGAGCAAAGAAGTTGAACTGATCCCGGATACTGTTGAAGAGGTACTGCATGTCCTCTCGTACTTTAGATTCCTGCGATTCATGCGTTGGAAAGTCCGACGGATTTGTCCAGTCCTTGTCGAACTTCATTAGCGTTACAGCCATTATCTCTGCCTCCCTTGGAAGATGTAATAGATCTGCGCAGAAACAATCGACATATCCATCGTAGGTGTCTTATTCTCCAGACGCATAGTAAAATAACGAATTCGTCTACAATGCGGTTTCCTTCTGAATACATGAGCAAACCCATAACCGGAAAGGTTTCTGAACTCCAGATTCCGTGGAACCAGTCTCCATGAAACACCCATCAGCGGAGTAAGGTCGTCTCTGCTTTCATAGTCTGTAAGATACCGTAGATTGATAACCGAGTTCGTATCTGATCTAGTATTTATAATGACCGAGTTAACGGTCTTAAGATTGTCATATGTACCAAAGTACTGTGTAGCAAAACGAAATACCTTATGTATCGCGCCATTCGAATCCGTTGAAGGATCGTAGTCGTAATACACAGGGTCGAATCTTGTAAGCCTGCTCTTCTCATCAAAGTGCCACAGATCGGTATTCTCCTGAATAAATGCTCTGCCGTAGATATTGTCAAAGTAGAACCACGATGGGTTCTTGTAGTTACTGATCTGATAATCCCACAGCCACACATGACCATTAACTATAAGCCAGTACCGCTTCTCATCATCGTGAGAGCAGATCGTCTCTTCCCCGTTATTCCTTACATCGTAAAGAAGCCCGGGAGACCAGGAGTTGCTGGACTCATTGATCTTATAAGAAAGGTTTATGACGTTGTTCTCGTAAGCAGCCGATGTATTCGCCAGGAAGTGAACACCATTCTGAGTATTGCACCAGGTAAGGTTGTTCTCGATCAGCTGAACCGTCTGCGGAAGATCACAACCGATCTTTGCGTTGATAGCGGTATAGGCCAGATCTATCGTCAGACGTTCATTGACTGTCTGAGTCTCAAGGGACGTTCTCCCTATTGACCTTTCCTTAAACACTATCAGATAACCCTGCTGCTTACCGAATGCCGTTATTCTATCCACTGCGTTACCGGCAAGCTGATACTGCGTCATCGGGAAGTATGTCGGGTCCATCGCTATTGAAGTCTGGCCATTCCAGAAGTAAGCATTCGGCTGGTCAAGACATCCGGCCATAACAACGCACAGAGCACCTGTACCGCCGTACACGGTCGCGATATCGCAATCCATGATATTCGACATCGCCAGGTCATTCGGCTGCGTATACGTGATCTGGACGGTATTATTGATCTCTGGATAGAACACTTTAGGAGCGACGAAGAAAGTAATCTTGCCGTCTTCCTGGTCGTACCAATAGTCCCCTCTGGTGTACTCGATCTCTACTTCACAGCCATATATAGGCTCTCCTGTGGTGAGACCGTACTCGGCTATATCTACCTCATCGCCATTGAGATACCACTTCTCGGTCGGGTAGTCATAAGCAAAGGTATAAGTGCCAGACTCAGTTACCTTAGCTCTCCACACCTCGTCATCGAGCTCTGCGGTAAAGGTAGCCGGGGTTATCGTGGTGTTAATTCTTTCCGGGTACTTGCTTACCCCTTCCACCTCTACTTCAGGCACATCCACGCCTTTAATAGGAAGGTAGTAAGTATCCATAAAGGTAAAGTTTACTTCGATGATATTCCCACTCACCGGAGTACCGCCAACAAGAATTCCAAAGTCCAGCGGATTAACCTGCACTCCGTTCAGAGTCCATGCCGTGCCATCATAATTAAAGTAGTAGATACCGGGAGTATTGATCCGCATACGGAAATAAGACTCCTCTACTGACACGGAAAAGTCTCCTGCAATGGTAGTGGTCAGCGTATATGCGGAGTTGTACCACAGGGTCTTGTTCGGTCCTATGCGGTTCTCCGGCTGGTACACCGTACCGGATCCATTTATCGGAGAGCAGTTAATATATGTCACAGGGGTGTACCCGCTTACATCCGAAGCAGAGAACTCATCGGTATCTGCATCGTACGTAATGCAAACGTAGTACCCTCTGGTTTTGTAATAAAGTTTCTCGTTATATGAAAAGAACGAACCCCGATGTTCCATATCAGAGCCGCCCGTATAAATCGCTGTTCTTGTATTCTCAACGGGGTCTACTGTATAGATCTTCACACCGGAGTGTATAATCATCTTGCCATTCCAAAGACGCTCATACGCTGCGTAGAAAGTGTCCCCTTCAGTGCTGTCATCATTAACCCACACCTGGCCGCTTCGGCATCCGAGAACACCATCCTTCCACATAAGGTTCTTTATCTCCGGTGTTTCATTATTACCGATACGATAGTCAAGTTCCTGTAGATTAAGACCACCGTCGAGTCTTTCAAAACTTACAACATATTCTCTCTTTGGACTTGGCATACTGGAAAGATTCACGTATGCCATATCACCAGTAGCCTCCGTAGTAACCCCAGTCAGCACCCTTGAATCCGCCGTATGCATCAAAGACTTCTGTCGTCTCGACATAAGTCGGATTCGTTCTTAACCGCTGTAGTCTTGTCTCAAACTCATTGTAGAGAGCGGCGTACCGGAAAGCGTCATCGTATAAGACGAGGAACGCTGCCACATAGAACGGTAAGATCTCATTGACCTCATCCGTATTCTTCAGCAGGTAGGTATCCGGAACATTCGCCGGAACCGGAACACCTCTCTTCTCATATTCCAAAATGGCTTCATCCGGAACGTGTTTCGAAACAAGAAGCTTATCGCCACCGAAGAGTTTGTAGTCTGTATTCCGCTCGACCGGACGACCATACCCACTTCGTCTCGGAACGATCAGGCCAGGTATCATAGCCAGGCAGTCGTCCGGAAGATGATATAACATCGTGTAGTCATCAAACTCTTCATGCATCAGATCCTTAAGCTTCACACAATCCTCGAAGGTCTTAATCTGATACACATAGGACTGAGCAGTACTGAGCAGGGCTGGGATCTGCTTCACGTAATCTTCCTGATTGTTATACGATAATTCTATTTCATCCCCAGCTATAGAATAGGAGAAGATCAGCTGGAGTACCCTGTCTTTAAATTCACCATAAGTCATTCATACTTCTCCTTCTAAAAGATTAGCGGGAATGCCGCTATTGACATTCCCGCTATAAGTTTGATTACGCGCCGATGTTAAGAACAACATCTGCGAAGCCGACCGGCTTGTTGGCAGAATCGACTTCGACGATACGAGCCACAGTGTGACCAGCAGTCGGAGTGATCTCCAGGTAGTTGATCGGGTTGTTGTTGGTATCCTTCATCTCGGTCCATGCGGAAGTAGTGATTGCAGTACCATAGGTAATGGCAGTCAGACCAGATGCAGCAGCGGCGGTCATGTAGTACCACTTGTTTCCGGTTGCGTTCAGCTGACCGTTCACAATAAGAGTGGTCTTACCAACAGCAGTAGCTGCGGTCATGGCTTCGATGGTCTTAAATACAGACTGTCCGCCATGGAAGTACAGAGCATGACGCTTCTCATTAAGAACGAAGCAGTCATAAATGGTGCGCCCTTCAACGAGCCAGCCAGAGATTCCGGGAGGATCGTCATGGATGCGGTAGTCCTCGAGCTGCTTCGGGCCAACCGCAGCGTCTGCGTGTGCAATCAGGAATGCAGCACCAGCCGGGAGTCTGCTGGAAGGAACCTTAACGATCTTGCAGCCATCGATCTCACCGAGAACACCCTTGATAACCATTTCCTGGGACTTGTCAGAGTACTTGACAAATGCCGGATCCTGCATCATGTAGTTAGCGAACTTGTAGGTGCAGAAGGCCACACGGCCTGCATCGGGCACATTGTGCTCGCCCAGATACTCCTGACCTGCGAGGAACATCTCATAAGCATTTGCTTTGGTGATTGCAGTGGTTGCATAGCCGCCAGCTGCCTGAGCGGCTTCAGCGAGAACTTTAAAGCAATAGGTATCGAACTCAGGAACAACAACTTCCTTGAGCTGACGGGCCAGGCTCTGGCCTGCGTCGGAAACCATTTCGCTTTGCAGCTTATCGCCCTTATCGATGATGAACGTGAAGGAACGGTCCTTCGTCACCGTAAGGGTCTGAACATTACGAGTAAGGTCATCCGGAGTGCCGTAACGGGTCATGCCGCCACGAACGTAGTCATGCATCACAGCGATAGGAATGCTGTAAACTTTGACAGTCTTTTCTCCAGTAAAGTCGTACTTTGCGCCGAGAGCCATCTGTGCCTGGCTGTCGAAGGTCCATCTTTCATCTACGATAGGACTATATTTGGTTGCTAAATTAATA